CCTTTGGCATCAAAAATACCTTCGTGTGTAATATGTAAGTCTCCTACACCATTATACTGACTTACATTTGGGCTAATAAGTTGTGCAAAATCGCCATCTGTTGAAATGATAACGTGTTTGGAATCTGGATGAGCTTGTACCCACCCTGCAATTAAATCATCTGCTTCTAAATTAGGATGTTGTAAAATAGTAGCGTTAGTCTTTTCTGTAATAAAGTTTTTAAACTCGTCAAATGCTTCCCAAAATAACTTATCTTCATCTTGTTGTTTTTGAGTCATTGCATCTCGAGTTTCTTGTCTATTTGCTTTATAAGGCTTATAGACATCTTTACGCCAAGAGCGACCTTCAAGGCAGAATACTACATGAGTGCCGCCAAAGTCTTGCCATGCTTTTTTAATGCTGTTAAAAGTGATATGAAATGCCATACCGAGTTTAATGTCGGCGGTGCCTTGTACTACGTGGCGAGCACGAAAGAACGTGTTAGCAGTATCAACTATAATATATGTCATTCTACAGATGCTTTTCCGTTACCTAGTTTACTTACATTAATAAAACCCATGCCGCGATTAGTATCTTGGCCTTCGTCGGCTAATACGTTTCTTGCCAAATCTCTGAACCAGCGATCTACTATCTCTTCTTCAGGATCTCCATCGAAACCGTATCCAGCTTGTTTCAATTGTACAATAAACTCTGGGTTCCAGTCAAGCTCAAAGAAGCCATTTCGAATATTATCTTTGTTTACGTGTGTATCCAAAACTGCCACATATGGCTCTCCACGAATCGTTGCACGTTCTTTTGGAGTCTTTTTAGCAAGGTCTGCTTTTTCTTCAGCCTCAACAGCTTCCATTTCGTGGCGCTGTTTGATTCCTTTAACTATTTCTAGTTCTTCTTCAGCTTTTGCTTTAGCGGCTTCGATTTTATCAATGCCGAATATTTTTTTAATTAAGTTTTTCATTTGTATCCTTACATGTACATTCTCTTCCTTGTCTGCAAAAACCAGTACAGTTATTTTTTGGAAGACCTTGTAAAAAGCCATAAATTAATACCAACATAATTAACCAACCAACTGCGAGACAAAAATAAAAGAACATTTTAGGTACCCCATTCGTTTTTAAATAAAGGCACTTGTAATCTATCACTATAGCGTAGGCCTGCCTTCATAGCCAACTCTGCTACCCTGCGGTTATTCAGTGTATAGACGCTTTCAACTCCGCCTACTGGCATTAGATATACTGGACCTTCAAAACCGTATGCGCGATAAATGTCCATTACTTCTAGTGCTTCGTATGCATCGTCTTCTGTTGCAACTACAAATTTTAAATATGTATAACCAAGTTCTTGATACTCACAAACAATATCGGGACGAATTGCTTCTTCTCTCTTTTCTCCTGAACAACTTAGTTTAGCACTAACGGAAAATGTAATTCCTCTATTAAATCCAGCACTTAACGACCACTCTTGTAAATACTCTTTAAATTCTGGAGTAAGTTTTTGAGTTCCGTTAGTTTCAAATGTGATTTCTTTTAACGGTTTCATATAAACATGATCCAGCAAGTCTGGGTAAGCACGTTGCCAACCTAACAAAGGTTCTCCACCGGTGATAACCAAGTGTTCATCTTGCCAACCTTTCCATGGTAGTATTTCTACAATACGTTCTGCAATAGCATTACTAGTTAACATCGGACTTAGATCTTTGAATCTAGGATGCCAACTAGCATAGCTATCACAGCCTGTGCTTACTAATGGCAATTCTTCGTATTTTGTAAAATGCTGTTTTACTTCCGCAATTTCATCTGCTTCGGTGCTAAGTTTGCCACGTGGCATACCGAAGCCCTTACAAGAAAAATTGCAGCCAAAAGTTCTAAGAAACACGCTAGGTACTCCCATATATCTACCCTCGCCCTGTATAGAGTAGAAAAGTTCCGCTATCTTAATCTTTGACATTTGTATCCTTTATTATTTCAAAACCTAATTCTCTTGGCGTTTTACCTCTCCAGTTTTTAGGAGTTCGCCTACCTTGTAAGTTTAACACATTATCTAACGATTGTAAATACTTTCGAAGAGTATTACCGTCCGTTATTACTTCTATATTGCCTAAATCTCGCAATCTCTTGCCTTCTGTAATAGCATCCAATCCCGTATCAAAAATACCCCAAGGCGTTTTTATTTGTCCTTTGAATTGGTAGTTGTTCCTACCGGCAGTTTTTTTCTTACCTTCATACCAAGCATCCGTTTTAGTTTTTGGTTTATTCATATTGGATGTGTCTTTAATTTTCCAAGTTTTACCTAACTGTCCAGTTCCTACTAAACCACCATCGCCCTTTTCTTCTGTTAGATTTGCCCAGGTATAATCATCTACTACATTGTATAATTTGGAATAATACAGCCCTGCTTCTTGTAATTCTTCTTTAGTAGCATATTCACCTATTATACAAGTTATGATATGCGACTTATGTTTCTTAATGTGATTTAACCATCTAACTCCGGAGCCTGTGTATAGATACGGATTTTTCTTACCACTTGTTTTACACAGATATTTGAGCCCGGTGTTCATACATTTTTTAATCATCAAGTAGTTCATCTTAAACCCTCCACACTTATTTATGTGTTAAGGGTTAAAAGCCACCGCATTTAGAGTTCCTTTAATGTTTTACAATTATCTCCGTGCCATCTATTGTAGTTCGATACAACCGCAATTTTACCACAATGTTCGCACGATTTAGTAGGACGAACAATTCCAGTCATTCGCTCACTCATTTGTTTTTTCCAGTTATCGGATTTGGGCATCTTACACCCTCTTAATGCCCCTTGACGAATTTTTTCTTTTGCTTCATCAGATACGACTCTATTTTTTAATGCTTCTTTTCTTTTTAATATTGTTTCAGCAGAATAAATTTCGTGTTCTTTTTTCCCACGTTTTGCCGCCGCACATTTTTCCATTATAGCAGGATCGCGTTTAACGCCTCTTCTTGAATCTGCCTGTTTTTGTAATAGTGATTTGCCTTCCGGAGTTTCTAAAAATGCTCGCCGTTTGGTCTTCATCATTTCTTTGTATTCTGGGTCAGCCCATCGTGCTAATGCGGCCTCTTTTTTTCTCTTAGTGCCGTCCGCAGTCATTTTGAGTTTTTTGCCCCAGTTAGGATTTTCGGGACCTTTCTTAAACTCTTTTAACTTACTTTTCTCGCCAATCTTCTTTTTAGATTCTTCTGAGTGTTTTCGTCCGACCCAAGTTCCGCCTTCTCTGGCATACTTCTCTTTTAACATTTGAGAATAGTGTGTTCTAAATGTTTCATAAATCCTACTGGAAATTGTATAGGTATGATTTACGCCGCGTTCCTTAGTAGTCATTTTGTTAATGAATGTATTAAACGCAAATGCCATTTTGCTACCGTATATGCCTTCAAACTTCATTTTCCATAACAATGCGTGAGCAATGTAATGTTCTCGGGCAGTTAGTTGAACGACGTTTGATTTGATATTATCGCCTCCAAAACTACGAGGAATAATATGATGTGTTTCTTTATATCCCTGTATCGGACCTCGTAGTTGTGCTTTGTGTATAAGGTTATTATACCACTTGCTATATTTGCTTTCTACAAATTTTACGGGCCAATTTATCATCGATGTTAAGCAGAATTAGAACGGTACACCCATGTAACGTCCTTCTCCTTGAATTGAATAAAACAATTCAGCTACTTTTAATTTACTCATCTTCGTCTTTCTCTAAAAATTGTGAAACTTGATCTTCGGCATCTTGAATACTGTCTGCCCATACTGTAAATGTAGCAATTCCTTTACTAGCACTAATATCAAATGGAACTGTACCGCTAGGCAACCAATTAAGTCCGACTTCGCGTTTAATCTCAAACTTATTTAGGTCTGTAGTTTTCATGCGATAAATTAATTCGTCAGTTATTTGTTTGGCGTTTTGCATCTTGTTCCTTTCTAAATTGTGCTACATCTTCAACAGCACTCAATAATGTATGAGCATAGTTAAATGCTTGTTGTCGACGCATAATTACAGCAGATTCTGTATCAATATAGCCTTTAGTTAACAATGTCCAAATAGCATGCCAGCGAGTCTTGCTCCACCAATTACTTTTTACAGTTGTGTAGATAGTAACACTAACTTCGTGGTCATCTGCTTCTACCCACATATTGTGATTGTGACTTTCGTCACCACATGTACATGCAACTCTATAGACTTTACTATTACCCCAGTCGTTAGTTTGCATAATGCCTTCAGCCGGCGTTTGGTACATCATTTTGAAGCATACTCCTGTTGCATCTTGATATTATCAAAGAATTCTTTCTTTGTACCGTGGTCGTCTTTAAACGCACCTTTTAATACTGTAGTCTGCGTTAGACTACTCTTAGCCATAATGCCGCGATTCTCACAGCATCCGTGAGTCATTTGAATATAAACTCCTAAGTCTGTGGCTCCTGTGGCTTTTTGTATTTCCCTAGCAATATCATTACAAAGTTCCTCCTGGAGAGTTCCACGTCGGGCACACCACTGTGCGATTCTTGTGTACTTAGATAATCCGATAAGTTTTTGAGCGGCAATAATGCCAATATAAGCAACACCAGTAACGGGTTGGTGATGATGGCTACACATACTACGAAGCTCACTACGGACAACCAACATACCTTCGTAACGGTCCTCCGAATCATTTGGAAATGCTGTTGCGTCTGGTGCTGGTTCATATCTTCCACTCATTATTTCATTAAAGTACATTTTAGCTAGACGCTTCGCAGTACCATGCGAGTTTGGATCTGTTTCTCTATCAATTAGTAGTGTATCTAATACAGTTTCAAAAGCCTTAGTAGCTTCTTCGATTAAGACTTCTTTTTGTTCTTCGTCAACATACTCGCTAATATTGTCGCCAGCCCAGAAGCGTACATTGTGCTTTTTCATTTGATCTCGAATAGCTAGATGCAAAGGTCTGCCTTCGTCTTCTTTGGTATTATATGTCATTGATTCAGTCATTATTATTCCTTATAGTGCTATTATATAGGTTTATTTAGGCGATTGCAATATTTTTTCTGCTCGAAGGTTACGACAAGTTTCTTTAACTTGTACAGGATAATCAGGACTAATTTCTGCAATTGAGCAATCATATTTGACAACTATATGCGGGTGTGTATAATTACAATAGAACGCAAATGCTACACCTAAAATTCCTACTACTAATGCTATATAAAAATCTAAATTTTGTCGCTTAATAATACTTTGCATAATTGATAATCCTTTTTTGATTTAAAACGAAACAACATACAATCTTCGTAAGGATGACTTGTAAATCGTTCACCCGGCAAGCCAAAAACTTCTATTACATCAGCACATGCTTCGTTCCACCATTTGTTATCTTGATTATGCCATGGAATTTTAAGTTCCCAAAGCACGTCAGTTTCTTGCATAATTGCCTTTTTCTGGAATAACGTGCCGAACTCCACCGCGTGGATCTTGCATGTCTCCCTTGCGTCTTGGGATCATGTGTACATGAGGATACATTATTGTTTGGCCAGCAGCCTCCCCAACATTTTGGCCGACGTTAAATGCGTCCCATTTTTCCGATGCAACGCCGTCGAATCCGAATTTGTAAGCGGCTTTGTAGCACTCCCAGAGACTATGACCTTCGAGGCTGGTAGGCACAAATAACAAATGCCCTTCGGTAACTGGATATGCATCTCGGAAGACCCAAAAGTCTTTTGTTCTGTATTCAATTTCTTTCCAGGGTACTGTTTTTTCATCAAGCGCCTTTGTTAGTTCGTTCTGCACGTTCTGCCTCTTTCAATTCATCTTTTAAATAATCGACATAGTCAATTAGCATTGAAATTTTACGGTCGTTTCCTGCTTCAGCCCGCAATGTATCAATATCTTTATTAACTACAGTAATTTTTTCTGATAATTCTTTTGAAGTTAATGTCATTTTCTAAATTTCCCTGCAACGCTACCACCAAACAACACAGTAAAAGCCAACCAAGTTTGCCAATTTAACGGTATGTTTAGATATTCTGGAAATAATGTATTCAGTGCCCAAATACCTATGATAGGACCAATAGCAAGTGCAATTATAATAAGTGCAATTCCAAACAACAATTTAATTACTGAACTAGTTAACGACATAACCAAAATTCCTCCCACGGATAAACTAACCAACAATCTTCCTCTGCTTTGTTAACTTCCCATACTGAGTAATCAACTTCTTCTTTGCTCGCTAGATTGTTAGTAAGCGTAGCAAAACGTACATTTTTGTGCCAGATACTGTTACTCCACGCCTCATGATCGGGCAATGCACTGTTTTGCCAATCACGTTTAATCCATTCGATGGTGCTACCTTGATCATTAATATCATCTACAATCAAAATATTTTTACCATCAAATGCATCATTTGCCATCCCCAGATTACTAACAGTATCGCCTCCGTCACGTAGACTAATATCTAGGCTTGACATTTTAATTCCTGTATATTGACTTAGTAAATTGGCGGGAATAAGGCCGCCACGACCTATTCCAACAATGTAATCTGGTTTCCACTCGCTGACTGTAATTTGCCTAGCGATTTCTAATACTGCACCTTCAATTTGTTGCCAACTGTAATAAACTTTCTTCATGCTGTTAGTGCAGATGCTAATGTTGCCATTTCATCTTTAGTCATAAAAAAATTATATGTTTGTGAATCTGTAACTTCGCCGTCTTTTAAACTTTCTTGAACCATGTCAATACTAAACAAACCTTTAGGGTTTAATACTTCGTGTTTCTTCAATGTCAAACGAAAGCCTGAGTGTTCTTTAATTACTTGTTCGGTATAAGTATCTTTAACTGATTCATGTAGTTCCATTGTCATCTCCTTTAATTGCTTCAAATGTTCTGTACTTACCCAAAGCATTGATGTAATCATCGTATAACTTCTTTAACTTTGGATGCTTCTTTTCTAGTATAACATCTCGTTCGGGTATTTGCAACACCTTTTCGATTGTTTCTAACCGTTCTTCTAAATCTCGGCCATTGATAACCATTCGACCTTTAACGTCTAATTGAGGAGGGTCACCTTGGTTGATAACCATTACCGAGTCATAAGGATTGGCAACACTAGTACCAGTAGTCCAAACAGTGTTGGTTCCTGTCGATGTTATGTAACCACCATTTGGTATAGTAGTTGTATTAGTTGTGGTTGGGAAGTAAGACATTCTTTCTATCACTTAAATATTTTTCAAAGTGGATCCATTTATTTTCAACAATAAATCCCCACTCGCGTTGACGCTTACCGACAAAGAACAATGTCCACGGTGTTACGCCTTCTTTTAATTCGATACGGTGGAAGGTATGTGTATTTCCGAAACGGAAACTACCAGGCCCTCGCCAAATTCTTACTTCACAGTTCTTTGTACCATCTTCATTGAATTGTGCAATCCACTCGTAGTATCCACCGGCAAGAATGATAGTAAAGTAGTTCCATGGATGATCGTGAACATCATCTGGATCTGATTTTAAGAACTTGTGTAAAAATACGTTGTAAGGGAATGTTACACGTTCTTTGAATAGAACATAGTAACGTTCGAGATATGGTTCGTTTTCTGTACGATCCATAATGATACGTTTACGGTCATGGCGTTCGAGCCAATTAAGGACGTGGTCTCTGATCTTCTGGAGTGTCATAATGATTTTTTACTAGTAAGTAAGTTGTTTTAAATTTTTCAAATGCTATTTTTAAACCTGGATATTCTTCACACATACTTTGCACTTCATTCCAACTAGGAAATTGATCCTTCCAATCTTCAGTCATTTGAAATGTGTATGTCGATGTGCCTAATGAACCAACATTTAATGTTGCTGTAGATATGCCGACACTGCTACCACCATTGCTAATAGTTATAGTACTTCCGCTTCCTGCACCAATACCTGCACCAGTATAGTAAAAACTGCTACCAGTTGTGGAATCATAAGCCGGTATAGTTACATTACCAAATTGTGATGTTGTTATCGTATCATTTGATATTGTTGAGTAATCCACTTGCGCTGAAGAAATGTTCATGTAAGTCCTTTGATTGTTTTCGGATCATAGGAATTCGTGTAGTGTAATTATCCATATGTTCCATTATCTTACCACATAAGTCTGGTCTGTAAACTGTATAAGCATCAAAACTTTCAGTCCACTTACTAGGATATTTAAATCCTTCGTAATACATCTCGGTATAACTAAGCCTATCCGGAACCATGGGAATACCATCAACTACCGCACCTTCATAGCAACTAATGCCTAAAGTTTCTTGTAAGTTAGCACTAAACACCATCTTCGCTTCGCCTAACAAGTTATGATATTCATTTTTTGTTAGTTGTTGATCCTGACACACTACGAATTCATACTGCGGTAAGTGTGTAGCTAAGTCTCTGAAAATCTCAACTTGCTTCTCAGGTGCGATGCGATGCGGAAAAAGAATTAAATCACGCTTGGGCATATTCTTATACATTGTTAATGTATCTTCCATATACTCCATAGGCCAACCTGTGCGAACATACTTTTTATCTTCAAGCATGTCTGCTTTGTCTTCTTCCTCCCAAGGATTTTCGACCATGCCATCATTTAATAAATTATGATGGAACATATCAATATGGAATTGAGTAGCAAAGTAATTGTGATCGAATGCCGCAAAGAACGATTTCTCAGCGTGACGTACCCAAGGCTTATTGCCTACTAGTCGACCTAAGAAGTCTTGAGGGTCATAACTACCGGCATGCCATAAGCCATGTGTAACTATCGGAATGTTCAACAGTTCGCTCATGTACTTTAAGTTTATGATGCCAGGATGCCAAGCATCAGTAAAGATAAAGTGATCGCCAGGGCGTACTGATCCGGAGCAAAATAGACGCCCCATTTGTTCCACTTGGCTAGACTTATAGATATTGGTACCGCCAAAATTAAGGAAGGCACCAGGAGTAGTGGCATTAGGAATATCCGTAGGGCCAGATATAATTTGAACATTGTGTCCTGCCTTTCGTAAGAGATTAGGTACATGAGTCTTCCATTGACCCGTGTACCTTGTCTCAACGGATTCTAGATCAATTAGAAATACGTTCATTGTTATTATAACGTGGGTTTTTACCTAAGTAAGGTTTACGTTCGCCTGTATACGGCTTTTTAGGACGCCGTGTTTTGTCGAAATTACGCCATTGCCAACTTTCTCTGTTGTAGAGGTGAGCTTCGTTAAACTCACACATCTCAAAACGGCACCACTCGTGAAATGCCTCAAGGTCGTCAAACAATTTAACAATCTCTGGACGAGTTTCGAAATAACTAAAGTCCTTGTAGTTCTTAGCCATTATAGCTTTCCTTAATATTTAATAAATGAACCATTTTCTCCATCTTCGGAGACTTCAATCCAAACCTCGCGGTCTGGGTACTTTGCTGAAATTTGAGCGTATAAATCATCGCTCATCATTTCGCAACTTTTATAATCTAGCGACAATACACCTTGTTCGCTAGAATACAACCTTTCAAGCCACCGCTTGAACTGAATGAATTCCACATCTCTGTCGTTATGAGTAACTCCGAGCCATACACGAAAGTGAAAAATATGGCGATGAGGAGTGCCAAGAAACGATACGTCATAGTAATCTCCTGTTGCTAGGTTAGGATCTGTTGCGGCCGCTGGATAGCAATGAATACCTTCCTTCTGAAAAGTAACCCAAATCATTTTGTTAGGGCGGATGTCTTGTTTAATAATCATGTTGGAGTATCTTGTGTATATTGATCCCAGTAAGTATATTTGTCTTTACTCATAAGATCATGCAGTTGATGAGTCCACACACCTGGATTAGTAGCACCCCAAGTGCGGTCATCCAGTTTTAGTGTGGCGTTATAGTTAAATTGATTAATGTAAGGTAATTTAACACTAATCATTGGTACAAATCTTGGATATTCGCAATAGCAAGATTCAAGTACTCCTTCAGAATGTTCTACACCGAAGTCTAGAGTCACCCAATAGTCTTTCTTTAAACATGGAATAATAACATCATCCCATGGTTTGTATTCTGCCTGGCTAATTGATTTAGGATTAAAACTTTGACTAGTACCAAAGTAAATGTGCTTGATACGCTTAGACTCGTCTAACATTGCTTGACTTTCATCAGCAATACGTAGTATATCTTCTACAGGAGGTGTGCCTACAACAAACAAAGTAAACATACCATGACAAATAGTATGCTCGACTTCATAGCCTGTGAAATAAACAACGTCTTGTCGTTCTTCTGTGTTTAACCCCATTTGATATAACCTCTGCTGTAACCACTCGGACGATTAACGCCATCCGCAAACGCTTGTTTCCAATCTGTAGTACGATTGTAACACTTTGTCCAAAAAGAATCAACCTCTAAATAGCCTTTTTCAATCCAGTATTTTGCCATATACATGCAATCAATAAATGCTGGATTACGAGGACTTGGTTTAATAGTAGTAACAGATTTCCAAAGTTGAGATTGTGCTTCTTGTTTACTAACTGCTTTGCCAACACCGTCTATAATTAATGCATTATTATTTAGGTTAATCTGTGTACCTAACTCATAATTTCCGCTAAGGTCTACTACAACATCATAATTTTCAATAGTGCTAGGTAACAGTTTATCACCCCACAGTTCTTTATTACTGTGTCCAAGTACATCTACATGAAAGATATAACCATTTAAACGCATAGTATGATACGCAACCCACGCTAAAAAGCCACTGCCGATAATTAACATGCGTGTGTTTTCACTGCGTCCTTGCCTATGTTCAATTTGATCTTTAGCTTGATTAATAAGATTAATTCCACATGCTACAGGTTCTAGAATATATTTTGGATCGGCTTCTGGAACTACTACAAATTCTTCAATTCGTGCATTATAAAAATCGGCATAAGCAGGCTCGCCTCGTGTTGCTACAATGTCGCCTACGTTTGTTTTAGCAATACCTATGCCTACTTTAGTTACAATGCCCAAGCCTTCGTGACCTTGCATGTGTAATGGTAATGGTCCGAAATCTCCCATCATCATATCGATGTCGCTACGGCAAACACCAGTCATTAATGCTCGAACTTCAATTTCGTATTGACCGGGTTCGGGTTTATCGTAGTCAACTTCTTCAAATTGACCTTGTCCGGTAGTTTGTAAGCATTTTACTTTCATAAACTTTCTATTCTCTCGTGTATCCACAGATCGATATCGTATTGTCTTAACCAGAATTCATAATTATGCATGTTGTCTACTGCATCTGCAATCATTGATTGATATGCGTCTTCTGGACACCAACCTAATTCAAAACGCTCTACTTTATTATCTTGCATGATAAATTCAATAGAACTATCTTCAGCATCCATACTGCGCCAATCAGCATAACACCCCCATTTGCTACCAAAGTCTATGTAGCATTGGTCGTCTACATCGTACACACCGTTGGGGTTTATTGTACCATATTCTGTACTATCTATATTTTCTAATTGCCACTTCATTAAGGACGCTTGTCCATTTACTGATTCCTTACGCCATTCAGGATTAAGTGCAACATACAAACTTAACAAATGTGGCATTAAATCTCGACTAACACCACCAAACGCTAATTTACGTGTAGTAAACCAACTGCCTGGACTAGGAATACAATTCTTTCTAATCCAACGTATGTTCACTATTTTTGCTTGAAGTGCTAATTTTTTTAAATCATCTATGTTAATTCTCCACATATTATTCTTAACCATCATAAAACGTGTTTGTGGAAAAGTAGAAATTAGTTTAGCCCAAGTAAGGCTAGTAGCAACACCTGGTTTTTCTATAAACACAATTTTACTATATGGTGCTAGTTTAGCCGCTAGTTCAAAGTGTGTAAAATTAGGAGTACAAATATGAACAGTATCAAAGTTATGACATTTTATAATGGCCGCATCTACAGTTTCAAAGTCAGCGCCTTTTTTAGGATTGCTATCTACAGTAACAACCCTGTAGCCTAACTTATGTAGTACATCTACATATAGTTGACCTATACCCATACCAACAACAAGACTAGTCTTCATGTTTTAATTTTTTCCCTTCTTCCCAATATTTGATCATACGATCGACATCTTCCATACGTTCTTGTATAACATTGGGTGCCGCACGTTCTATCTCTTTTAGATTGTGATAACTAGGATAGTGTCTCAAACACCATCGTGCTGACTCACGCACTTCTTTTGGAACTCGTGGAGTTTTTTGAGGATTTAGCAGGTCCTGCAAAAATTCTTCTGTGCGTTGTATACTTCGAAATCGTTCGTCTGGTAAAGTCATAGTTTATTATACAGTAAAAACTATTAAACGTCAAACTGTCTTGGCGCACCTTTGAAGTAATTATAGCCAAAAGACTCGTCCATTACAACCAAACTGAATGTTGTAAACAAATGAGCTGGTCCAGCATACGGAGCGCCTGCACTAGTTGCCGCTTGATTAGCATCTAAAATATCATTGAATCTTTTGTTATTTTTTAAATTAGTTTTACTGTTAGCGACTGCTTTGTTCCAAAATTCACTGTTAAAATTAGTACCGCCATGATATATCCAATTGATAATATCTTCGGTTGTTTGTACTTCACGCAACCATCGAGCGTTTGCTTGATTTTCGGAAATCTTTTCTGTTATGTAGTCTAATAAAATTGCACAAGTAGCATTGTATTGATTAATCGAAGTTGCACTAATTGGTTCAAAGAATAATGCTCTATTACCATTTAACAAAATATTGTTGTTTACAATCTTATTTGCATAATAAGGTCGGAATGAATATTCTTTTGATTGTAATTTTTCAACAGGAATTTTCAATGTGTCTGCAAAATCTTGTCTAGCATCTTCTATAGTAGTAATAGTATCATTAAACATGTAACCGTAAGTTTTCCGGGAAGTTAATGGAACACCAAAAATCCAGCCATGTTTAGTTGCTATGTGTTCTGTGTATTCTATAGGGTCAAATTCTTCACTGTGTATCAGTGCGTGATTTAATAAACTGCAAGTACTATATGTGTAATCGGAATAATCTTTAGGAAATCCGCCACAATCAACTACATAATCGAATCTTTCTTCTTTGTTATCAATTGTTAAAGTTACACCGTCTAGTGTATCTTCCATATTATTAACACAGCCTTCGATTATACTAAATTTATCAGACCATAATTTTTGAAATCTAGAAAATGCAAATTCTTTAAGTTTAAAATTATTAAAATGTACAGCAATACCGCCACTGGCAATCAAGGGATTAAGCCAATCCTTTTCTCGCCAGTTAATAAATTTAGTCCCAAATTTTAATGTGCTGTCTAATGATTCAGTGTCTTCGTAAATAGAATAACGCATTGCATATTCTAATACTCTAACAAATCCAGGATTAGTACTTTCACCTATTCCTAAGATAGGAGTGTTAGGATCGTAGATTGATACAATTTCGTAATTGTTATCTAAACTACATAAAAAATAACTTGCAGTAAGAATGCCGGCAGAACCGGCACCTATGATTCCTATACGTTTTTTCATAGTTCAAACAAATTGTCATTAAGCACAATTTCTGCTTTAGGAGTAATTACTTTTTCCACAGTTAAATTTGCTTCAATAATTAAATGCTCATCTGCTTTGGTGCTAGCATTAACAGTTTTCTTTCCAGTGTAACCACGAGTACCAGGGATAGCCATCCAAAACTTACTGAATTCATCAACAATGGAATCTGCTGTTGCTCTATCGCTTGTAGCAAAAATAGCATCGATAATATCTTTAGCATATAGTCTGTCAAATTTTTCATCGACTAGCATACTAGGGCAAAGTCCAGCATCGTATTGTCTATTGGCTTCTTGTACGGCATTGATATGCATCCAAACATTATGACCCATCATAATAGCGTAAGTAAAACTATCCCAACTTGTTTTTCCTACTTTACCAATTTTGTTAACATCGTTAGGCCCATATATACAAATTTTATTAACTTCGACTCCATCCATAATAGGACTTGTTTCGAAATTAGCAAAATGTTTATCTTGAACCACAGCATCTTGGAATAAACGTGTATCTTGACTATATTTTTTATCGTCTAAGCTAGGAAGCATACGATATAGCCATTTATCACGATCTTTAATTTCTGTTTGTACATAAATCTGACCATTAGCAGTTGCTAAGAATGGACTTGCACAGTCGAAACTAATTGTAAATTGATCGTTATGATATTTTCGAACAGCACGTTGTATGTCTGTTAAAATTAAAGCCCATTCAAGTTTACTTGTACCTAAGAAGTGCATCCAGTCTTGATGTCCTTTTTCAAGTAAGCCATCAAATCTCAATGCCACTATACGTTTTAAAGTTAAGTGTATATCACACATGTTCTGGCCGCCCATGCCCCAGCCATTAAACGGTTTGTCATATTTCTTTGGATCGCAAAAATCTTTCATTTGCTGATACCAATCTTCTGCTTGTGCGTGATTTTCGCCTTGTAGTACATTTAAGAACTTACAAGCACCTGTACGATGTTTAATAAAATATTCGTTATTATATTTTGTAGCTTCAACTGCTTGTTGATATGTTTCAATTCCAGTAGCTTTCTTACCAACAGGACTACGTTCAACCCATGCTGGAATATCGAGTACCATGCCGTAATCCATTAACGAATCCATCCACGCTAAAACTTGTTCACGTTTCTTTTGTGCCGCATCTAATTGCGCTTGATAATTCTTAACGTGATCAATCTTAGTCATTTTAGGATTGCCGTTTTTATCTAGCTTAGGATTACCGCTTGCATCTAGTTGTGGAACAAGTTCAATACCTTTAGCACGAACTTCTGCCCATTTTGCCGCAACTTCTGGGCCAGTAGGATCTCGCCATTCACCTGCCCATACACCTTTACCAATTTGGAATCCACCTGAATCACCTAACACCCAACTAGTACTACGGTCGCGATTGCGAAACATATCTTCACCATCGTCTTGTTTGCTAAGATCTAAATTAGCATGTCCAGCACTATACAAACAATGGTCGTAGTAAAACGCACCTTTATCTGGTTCTAGGTAGTTAAGGCTTTCTACACCGTTTTTAAAACTTGCAGGTATGCGAGCAGGATCAACATAATTACCGTAACGTTGTTTACCTATATATGTGCTATAAAATCCTGATGTAGCTGGAAGGAAATATGCGTAATCGTTTTGTGTGGCTGTTAAATTTTTATTCATGTTATCCAATGTTGTACTAGTACCATAAGGCTTAACCAAGCCCACATGGTATTAAAACCTACTAGAGTAGGTAGAGCTTTTTTACGACTAGCCCAGATAAGAGAAACACTAGTTGCTAATGTTAGATAATATAATTCCCAGATTTGAATATTAAAAATTAATCCAGGAACTATAATGATTGCCTTAGCCCACCAGCTGATAAATTCAATAGTATTATAGCTGGTCCAGTATTCTTTAGTAAACCACATCATATAGCAGTCACGCATATTGCGCCAACCGCTATGTGAGTAGCATATAATCATTAATACTAACCATAAAGCAACTGCTAATAATATCTGGTCTTGAGACATAATTATTTGCTTTGTGCTGGTAGAATATAGTCATATATTGCAATACCACTGTCTACTGTAATTTGCATTGCACCAGCATCTGCAATACGCATAGTTTTGTCACCAGCTAGGTTTAGAATACTAATTACTGAACTTACGGGCCAAGACCAAGTTTGTTTTAATTTACCATTAATCCCGCCTTGGAAGACAAATGATCCTGCGTGTGTGCTAGCATCACCGAAACTAAACACTAAACTGCTACCATCTGTAGTAACTTGGAATGTTGGCTCTTCGGTGTGTGCGGCCGCTTGGAATTTTAATTTTTGAATGCTTGCTACAGTAGGCTCAAACTCGATATCCCATTTAGCACCTTTGAACTTAACAGTTTTCAACATGTCGTTAATAACTTCTGTGTTCATAAAACGATAGTCGTTTTCAAAGTCACCTGTACTGTTTTGAAAATGCAAGCCAGTTGGAATCTCTTCACCATTGCGTTCTTGTTTAACTACTGCAATACTAGCACCTTCCTTATATTCTGGACATTTTAAGTGTGTGTCTAGTTTATTTAGATTTGGCATACCAAATACGCCTTCGAAATTATCAACAGCGGTATGTGTTTTAGCGTTGAGGATAACACTACGATCCTCTGCCATAGATTCAATCGATGTTTCTTTTTCAGTTGCTGAAATTTTAACTAGCGGTAGGAAACCTAAGCTGTGTGTATGTGCTACTAGGTCTTGTAAAAAATCTTTCATATTATTCTCCATGTTTTATGATTATATTTAGGTTTTTGTTAAAAGTCAATGACTTTTTCTTATCTTTTTGTTATATTTTATTGCTGATTCCACCAACGTGTGTGATATTTGAATACTATCGGCATAGTGTACAAACGCACTAGTGTCCTTTGGAAAACATGCACCACCAAATCCACGTGATCCATCTGGTCCAGGAACCATCATATGACTATTGCCAATACGTAAATCGTGTGTAAGTACTTGTCTAATTAACTCATAATCTGCGCCGTTCTTCTCGCACATATCATAAAGTTGATTAAAGAACGCTACTTTGATACTTAAAAAACAATTAGTAGCATATTTGATCATACTAGCTTCTACAATACTAGTATTAAAAACTAATTTTAGTTTAGGCAATGAATCTTGAAACAATGTTTGCCAGAACCCTTCGGGATCGTCACCACCGATTACCATATAAGTTTGATTTAAGAAATCATCATTGGCGCTAACTGCTCTAAGGAATTCAGGACTATAAACTATACTGTGGTTGGGATAATTTACCAAAAGTCTTTCTAGATAATTAGGCGGTACAGTGCATTTAAGTAATACAGGTATATGTACAGGTACTGTATCCATTACTTGATAAATTTGATTAACATCACAATCACCTAATTCGGTACTAGGTGTACCTACACAGATAATAACACCTTCGGCATACGGATAATCTTTTACTGTTTGCTCACTTATTTTCGGATCAACAATGTAGATTGTGTTATTTTTATCAATGGCATTTGCAACTGCTTTGCCAACAAATCCATATCCTGCAACTATAATTTTTCTTTTCATATTAAAACTCAAATAAACTGTTAAATGTATTTTTTTCTTCGGTACTACCTATGTCCCATTTTAGTACACCAATCAAGTTGTCTAGCTTCTTGTCGATAATGGTAGCCTCCATTTCTGCATGGTCAAAAGGTAAGTCTTTAAACCACTGTGGGAGCCGTAATTCATCTACTGGATAGGCTACGCTTGTGAAACCCATTGCATTGGGCTTGAGTTTACAAACAATAACTTTTGCACCATCTGTAATACTCATAGAATATTTGTCATTAAACATACGCTTCAACGTATTCCAGTTGATACTAGCACGTACATGACCAGGCATATTTGCTTTGCCTGCTTTTGCTTCTTTGGCTTGGTAGTCTGTAATGTTGTTAGCACGTTTCGGACTACCTTTCTCCCAACCTGGACGAGCTTTAAATCTAATTCTAAATTCACTAATGTGATCAAGAACTTCTTGTTCAGGCTTGCCCATAAGAACCATTTCAAGTACTTCACTTAAGAAGTCTTGAATAAATTCTGGAGTGTCGGATCTCTTAAGATCTAACCCCATCGCTTTAATTTTGCCAGCTTTTCCATCTACGTCTGTGCGCTTACCTTCTTTATCATAATAAAGAACTGCATAACGTTTTTTAGTAATGAATAAACTCTTACTACCAACAATCTCACGTCCTGCCTTAATAACTTCACCACGCGATTTAGGGCAATGGAAAGTATCTAACATAAACTGTGGGAATGTAGTATTAACTTCTTCACCGATTTGATCGTATAATCCGATAACTGTTTCCTTAGTCCAAGGAATTTTACCAGCTTCAATGTCTTTTTGTAAGGTTTTATATGCACTAAAATAACAAGAATCGGTATCACCGTAAATAACAGCCTTACCTCTGTAGTCATATTCACCAGCAATAATCTCATTTACCTTACCAGCCATGTGTCGTACAATTTGACGACCAGTTAATGTAGTAGATTGACCAATACGTTTATCAAAGAAACGGCATCCACTGTTAAGAATAGCACCATATAAACTATTAAGGTTAATCTTCTTAACAAGTTGACGCTTATCCCAGTACTCTTCTTCGACTTTGTTTCCTGCTTTAATTGCTTCTTTAAGTTTAGCCTGCATTTCTTTACGTTCAGCATACCAACGTTTTAGCAAACCAGGAATAATACCTTCTTTTTCATAGGTAAAGATTGTGCCGTTAGCACTAATCATCCAAGGTTGATTACTTTCAAATATTAAACGATACACTTCGGCAGCACTCAATACATCACTAGACCCATCTTCCCAGTCGATAGTGATGTCTGTTCCTATTTCTTGTGCCATTACTGCTTCGTATTCGTCTGTACCGAACTTGCCTTCCCATGCCGCCGCAAATGATTTACCTTTAGCAATTTGCAATTCGATGAATTCATCTGTTTTAGTTTGACGTAACTGCCCGATAATTGTTTCTGGGCCCATGTTAAGTGCTCTAATAGCACTAGGATACAGTGAGTTAATGTCTAATGAACCAACCCAATCCTGAATACCTTCTTTAGGATACGCAACATACGCACCAGCCGCACCTTCGTTATCTTCACGTTCGCTCATCTTCTTGCGATTAGGTACTTGAAACCCTCTTCGATGTGCTTCGTTAATAATAGCTTGTTCGGTTACAGCTACAGCACCCATTGTAGTTTGCAGTAATACTGTGTTTTCATGTGCTAGTGTATTAGCAAGATCCATGAATTTCAACTTCTTGTCTAGATCATCAAGTAGTTTACAGTCATTAATGTTATATTCAACAAATGTCTTAAAGTCATTGTTATATAATTGATCTAAAGTACCTTCGTATTGTGTTTTACGTTTGCCTAATTCATATTCGGCAATAGCATCCAACCTATAACTGTGACGTTCTTCATATGTATATTTGCGATACAACTCTAAATAGTCCAAATGCACACGTCCAATATAGTCATATGTTGTACTAGTTCGTCCATATTTTTCATATTCACGCTTTTTAGGCAATTGATCAAACAAACAAAAACGTCTTGTATCTTCTTTGCTTAATACTTTAATTACTCTATTTGTAGTATACGGAATATCGAAGCCTTCGCTATTCCAACCACTTATAATATCTGCGTCTTTGATTAGATCTAAAAACATATCTAACAAATCTGCTTCGTTATCAAACAAATATGTATTAGGAAAGTCTTTAATCATTTCCTTGGCTTCTTCCATCTTAAGACCTTTAGGTGGAATAGCCAAACATACCATAGTTTCTAACCATTGTAGGTAGACAGCAATCGCAGTAATAGGCATAAATGCATCATCTGGTGATGCGTAGCCACGTTCTGGATCAAAGTCTACCTCAATATCGAAAAATGCTACATTTAATTTAGGAGCATCTTGATTTAAATAATGTTCACTTAGTGTAACAAAGATTGGATTAATGTCTGCTTCGTAAAGTTCTTTACCACTGTTAATAGCTTGTTCTTTACGTAGTTCTTTTGTATTTTTACAAACAATACGTGTAAGCGGATCGCCGTAAATTGATTGAAATTTCCCTCGGGGATCTTTTACATAAAATGTGTGGCGCACAGGAATGTCTCTGAATTCTCTGTTGCCTTTTTGATTACGTTCGACTACGCGAACAATATCATTCTCGCGGTCAAACCATGCGTCTACATAAGACATAAATTTTCTTCTCCATGCAATTTAGGGCTTGCAAATACCTTCGTGCGGTTTATGGCCCGCATACCTTTCCTAGCAATACTTATTAGATACGTTTAGTAATATCCAAAATTGCTTCAATCTCTTCCCAGTCTTCATTATGACTAGCCCAGTCGCCTTTATGAGCAATTTTAATTGCTTTATTAATGACTGCTGGTTTGACTTGTAATTCTTCTGCAACTGCTTTAACAGTTTCTTTTAAGCCTTCTTGTAAATCTTCAATTTCACGCAATACTGTAGAACCTTCGCTAATTAAACGTTCTAGTTTTGCTTTTTCTTCTGCACCGTATGAACGACCGCCCATGTAAATCTCCTAATGTATATGCCTATTATAAACTACTTATCTCGTAAATGCAACCTCTATGAAATTTTAGAGGTGAAAATGGCAGAACTAAGTCTGCCATTTTGATTACTCTCCGCGAGCTATTCTTAACCAACGAGTCAACTCATCGCTTTCATTGGTTGCTTTTGGTGTTAATGCTGGAGTATTGCCTGCCGCAGTTTGTGGACCACCAGGGATACTAGTTGCTGGATTTGGATTCTTTGCTGGATCCTTAGCCGCATCACCTGCTGGTTGTGAAAACTGAGTAGATGCTGTATCGTGTGATTGATCCATTGCTGTTTGTGCAGGATTTGCATGTTCAGCTTTATCTAAAACAACTTGAGCATGCCCTGTAGCTTTAATCCATTCTGGATCATCTCCAAAGTCTTGATTCATTGTGTCATGAATTTGTTTAATCAAATCTTGTTGTTCTGGAGTTAATGCTGTTGCATCTGGAGTTGTAGTTCCTGCTGGAGCAGTTCCGCCACTGTGACCACCTGCTGGAGTTGTAGTTCCTGCTGGAGCAGTTGCGCCGCCACTACTACCTATGGCTAATCCTAATGCACCTGCACCTAATGCAGTTTTGATTGGATTCTTTTTGATAGTATTTGCTACTGCCGCACCACCTTTGTAAACTTGACGTCCGGCTTTGTTAAGAGCTTTTTCAGCTCCTGTTGTACCTAAAAACTTGCCACCTGCGCCCATTGCTTGAGGATTTGTTTTGTTTACAACGCCTCTACCAAATGCTTTTGCGCCTTTAGTAAGTGCATCATACCATGCTTCGTCAATAGCGGAATCCCATGCTACTGTTTCGAATACATCATTGTCTAATACTTTACCCTCTTCATCAACTACAGTACCGTCTTCTAACAACCATACACGATAATCTGCGTCTTCTTCTAAACGCCATTGGCCGCTTTCAATCATTGCTAGTTTTTCTGAAAGTGATTTAATGCTTTCAGCAACTGATGGAACTGCACCTGCTGGCGCTTCTGGCTCTATTCCCATCTTATCTAAAATGCCTTTAGTCTTAGGTCCAATGATGCCATCAGGAGTTAAACCATTAGCTTTTTGGAAAGCCATAATTTCTGGTTTACTTGTTGGATATTTGTTAGGATCGTAGCCTAAAGTTTTTGTATCTGCTACTTGTTTAAGTTTATCAACACCGGCTTGTGCGGCTAAGTTTGTACCAAGTGCAGTAGCACCACGTGCTAATTGAGCGCCTTTGGTAGCACCTTTGATTAATCCGCCAGCAATAGCACCACCAGGAACTGGCATTGCAAGTGATCCTGCTACATTGCCTGCACCATACAACCATGGACTACGTTTTTCTGCTTCTTTACTTGCGGCTGTTTGTTTTGCTAATTCGTCTTTGTACTTTCCTGGACCAAACAAACTCTTAGCACCAGCAACAATATTATCACCAGCACCTAGTGTAACACCATTCCATGCTCCGCGTCCGAAATCTCCAGCATCTGATTTAAATTCATCCCAGCTATATTCTACTAACATTCCGTTAGGAGCATAAAAATAACGTGTATCTTCGTTTACAGCATAACCGAAACTTTCAACTAGTGTGCTTGAAATACTAACGTCAGATTCTACAATAGATTCTAAAACTGTTTCGTAATCTTCTTGTGGAATTTCAGAAACTGTGCCATCTGCAAGAACTAATGCCCAGTTATCTTGAGTAAGTTTAACAAGACGTGCTTCTGCAATACTTTCTTTTTTCACTGCAAGTGAAGCTTCTAATTTTGCTACTAAATCTTGTAATTTTTTAACTGCGTCTGCACTACTGCCTTTTGGACCAGTAGTTGTTCCAGCAGGTGCGGCACCTTGTTGTAATTTTGCTAGATCAACTTTAGTACCTTGATCTAATTTCATTCCGAATGGGCCACCTTTAACAGCTTGCCCAGCACCGGTTGATGCTAATGCTTTTGCTAAATCTGGTGCGTAACGTTGAATCCAGTCGCTTGGCATAACTTTAGGTTGAGGAGTTCCGCCAGTATCTCTAGCACCCATTACATCCATATATTTGACCATTCCGTCTTTACTATCGATAAACGCTTCGCCTTTTGTATTATCGACGTATTTTTTAATTGTTGCAATATCGTCACCACCGGCAGCAGGATTAGTACCTGTGCTTGTAGTAGTAACAGGTTTGCCCGAACCATCTGTAACAGGCGCTTCTGAAATAGTGCTTAATTTAGTAAGTATATCTTTTATGTCCATTTTGTTCCCCGGGTACTATATTTATTTTTTCGATTCGCCGATATTCTTAGGTATATTGCCTGTACGACGGCCACCTGCTTTTCGTATCTTCGCTAATTCTTCTATGCCATG